TTAAGAGTCCGCTGCTCTACCAACTGAGCTAACGCCCCTCTCTGTTTGAGAGAGGACGCATTATAGGATGGGGTTAGCATCTCCGCAAGTTCTTTTTTCTTTTCTTCATCATGCTCTGCTTCGATAGCAGCGGCGATCATCGCTTGCTCCACGCTCAATCCCGCTTTCACGGCGCATTTCGCCGCATGGTAGGCCGATAAGTGGCCTCTTTTCTTCGCATTCGCAATTGCAGCAGTTGTCACGCCTAACCAGCGTGCCATATCTGAATCTCTATCGTTTCCACGGGCTGCATAGTAAAAATCAATAGTATTCATGATGAAAGTCCTTGTTTGAGTGCAATTTTATGGCTAACATGATGTTACTAACCTGATGTAAGTAACATCGTGTTCGTTACATGATGTGAACAATAGCATAAAACAAAAAAGGGGTAGCTATGGGTTGTTACAGCGCTTGGGTGATATTGCCTCTTCCTATTGCACGTGGGCCAATCTCAGTCATATGGAAGTCTTTGTGTACTTGCTCAACATTCGGGACATTGCTGTATCTGATTACACGATATCCGGCGTTCGTCAGTAAAGCTTGCCGCTCTCTATCCTGTGTTTCTCTATTTTTATGGCTGGCGTCGTCCAACTCAACTACGGCTAAGACTTCAAATGCCTTATTGAGAATTACGAAATCTGCGACCTTTCTGTCAAACCGATTTCTCGTTGCTCGCGATTTGGCTTTAATCATCGCTGAAAAAGCAACCTGCCCTAAAACCACATGCCCGTTTAGTGCCTCTACCAACCTGAAGTACATCGCTTGTTCTCGTGGCGTGAGGACATGCCGTTTCGAGATTCCTCCAACTCGACTGTTTGCTTTCGTTCGCTTAAGTAAAGCGGCGGCAATGACAAGAATTATCGCGAAGCTGATAAGCAAGGCTGTATTCATTTTTCTTTCTCCCCGGTTTGTATTGATGGGAGATTTTACTGTTCGCTATCCGTTTGTTGTGTCTCCGAATTCTCAACTTTTATAACCTGAGAGGGGAACGCAATGGCTCGTCCTGTCCGTCAAGATTTTCAAATCTATGTCTACCGTCCCAACGGATGGCTACTCACCAAATTCACCGAATCCGCCACCACATCCAAGGCGGCAGTAGCACGCGCAAAAAAGCGCATTTATCAGCAAGGGCGTCTAGCCCATTTCTATACCTACGTTTCTAAATCCATCAACTAAAGGAATCCTCATGTCCGCAATTGATAACAAACATCTGATCGATATCGTCGCCATTTCTCACGCTGCTGGCATCAGCAAAAAAACCGGCAATGCGTGGGAAATGTACCGCGCTCAATGCGTTGTCAGCGGCCCCGACAATACCGTCAAAGTCGGCGAACTGTTGTTGCCCAATACGCTGAAAGACACTACCCCTGGTCGCTATCTGGCCGAGTTCGAACTCGATGTGAGTTTTGATCGCCTCGTCGTTCCTCGCATCACTGCATTGCATCCACATGGCTCCAACAAACCTGTTGCCAAGTCTGCTGACGCAGGTAAGGCAACCACGACAGCCTAACCATGCCGCGCTATGTCCTCTACTGCTCGCAAGACACGCCGCCGACTGTCAGTGCAAACGGCACGTTGTCGTGCGAGGGTGGGGCGTCTGCGATTCAGGTCGGCTTGCTCGAAGCGACGATGAATACGCCGGATGTCGAGGCCATAGGAGCGGTGTGGTCTGCGGCGTTCACCATGGTGCTGCTGTGTTACGCGATCTCGCGTGGCATCGGTAGCGTTTTACAGATGTTGAGAGAGGGGTAAGGCATGACACTGAATCTGCCTGTCGGCTTGCTGTCGCTCAGTGTTTCGGCCTTGTGGGTGCTGGACATTGTGTTGTTCATCAAGCTGTTTATCTAAGCCGAATTGCCCATGTCGGGTAAGCGTTGCCGGACGTTTTCCGGTTCCATTAAAAGGAGTTGCAAATGAAGTTCATCAAGAAAGTCAAAGCTGTTGCTGTGGGTACTGCGCTGGCAGTTGGCGCACTGGTTGGTGGTCCTGTTCACGCTGCCACCTCCGTCGACCTGACGCCAATTACCAGCTCGTTCACGGCTACGGATATCACGGCAGGCGTGTTGGCGATCGCCGCTACCTTGGCGGTGGTGTATGTGACCATCAAGTCCGCAAAAATCGTCCTCGGCATGCTGCGCGGCGGTTAATTCAACTTTGCGGTAACGGGGACGGTGTAGCGCTGCATCGTCCTTTTTTTACGTCTGTTGTTCGTTGGGGGCTGCAATGGATTATTCGAATCTCTGGTATCTGTTCGTGTTTGGATGGGGCATTGTCTGCGCCTGGGCGGTCATCGTGGGCTTGGAAGGCAAATCGTGATGCGTCGATTTTTCGTCCTCTTCTTCGCACTGTTCTTTGCATGTTCACTCTCCTTTGCCGGTGCGCTCCCTGTCTCGAAAATGCAAAACGCTGTGTCTGGCACGACGCAAGCAAAAATGCAGGCGAGAGGATTCGCGAGTAATGATCCCCGATGGGTCAATACGTTAAGCAATGTCGGCTCTGCTATTGTGGGTGCCGTAGCAGGTGCGGCAACGGTGACCGCGCTTGGTGTTACCGCTCCGGCTTGGGCAACCGCCGCAGCCGGTGCTGCCGTTATGTCCGTCGTGGCGCTCACCGTTGATGCCGCCGTTAAATGGATATTCAAACCTGATGGAACGGTGCAGGTTGGCGACAATCCGGCTTCGGTCAACACGCCGGCAGGTTTAATTGTCCCCTCAACAATCTACTTTTCCGGCAACGTGGTCGCCACCTCTCCCGAGGTCGCTTGCAACGGACAGCCCTATCTCCAAGGCCAACTGGATGCGAATGGGGCTACCTGGTCAAAGCACTATGTGTGGGATGGTACTAAGTGCAATGGCTGGCAAACCAACACGTCAGCAGACGGCAAGACGTATCCTGAATTTAATTCCGGCTATATCAATATCGGAATTTCGACAGGTAATACGACGCTTTGTCCCGGTATTGGTTTGACGGCTAGCGCAGGAAAATGCCCGGCATCAAACTTTCCTGAGCCGCCGTCTGCGCCGGTCAAAACAGTTTCCGATGCGGCGGCGGCATTGAGCGATGCTCAGAAGGCGCAACCGCTCAATCCGCAAGTGATCGCTGATATTGCCAATCATTTTTGGCAAGAGGCTGCGTCGGCACCGGGATACAACGGCTTGCCTTACGATGCAACTGACCCGATTACCGCTGCCGACGCCGCTACATGGCAAGCGACCAATCCTAATTACTGGCCGACCGTAGGCGATTACGTTGCGCCGCAGCCTGCCCCTAGCGGTGGTTCGGCTGGCTCTCCGTTCTCTATACCAACTTCATCTACGCCGCAGTCGTCTGCTGATCCGGCAGAGCCTCCGCAAACCGGCACTAACCCCAGTACGCAACCGCTAGAAAACCTCGGCCCCGATCCCGGCATTGGCGCGCCCTCCCTGGAGCCGATACCGACCGCGCAACAGATTTTGCAGCCGCTGTTGAACCTGTTCCCGACATTGAAGAATTTTGCGGTCCCGAATCATAGTTCGGTCTGTCCGAAATGGACGCTGCATTTGTTCAATCGTGATTACGTCATGCAGGACCATTGCCCGATATTGGAGAACATCCGACCGACGTTGTATTCGGCGATGGCCGTAGCGTGGGTATTGATCGCTTTATTTATCATTCTGGCCGCGTAGGGGGTATCACTATGTTCGGTATCGTCTTATCCGCATTGAATGCCGTATTGGCGTTTGTGGTGCGTTCCATCATCGTCAAATTCGTGATGTTCTTTGCGCTGTTTTTTGTGACGACGGAATTCATCGCTGTCATTAGCGACATCTTGCCAAGTGGTGCGGCATTATCGACTGCGTTGGGCGGTATCCCGGGGGACGTCTGGTACTTCCTCGATCTGTTCAATGTCAGTAATGGAATCCCGGTGTTGCTGTCGGCGTGGGTGACGCGCTTCATCATCCGTCGCATTCCGGTGATTGGCTGACCATGGCGATCAACGTCTATACCGGCCTGATGGGTTCCGGTAAAAGCTATGAGGTCGTCGCTGAGGTCATCGTCCCGGCCATTGCCAAAGGGCGGCGTGTTGTAACCAACGTCGATGGCGTCGATCAAGAGAAAATTCACGCCTATATCGAGGCCAACTATGTGCCGGTGCCGGAGGTACTTGGTGAAATCGTCCACGTCACGAACGGTGATGTATTCGAGGCAAAATTCTTCCCGTATTACGACAGCGATAAAACCGCGCATACCGATACCGTCGTGCAGCCTGGGGACTTGGTGTGCATCGATGAGGCGTGGCGCTTCTGGCCTGCGACCGGAGCAAAGATTCCAGCGGAGCACAAAAGCTTTTTTCTGGAACATCGGCACTTCACCAATGAGCAAACTGGTATTGCCTGCGATCTGGTGTTGATGATTCAGGACATGGGGACGCTGAACCGCTTTGTTAAAAACGTGGTGGCATTCAATGCGCGTACGCATAAGAAAGTCTCTCTGGGCATGCCCAACACCTACAGCGTGACCCTGTATGAAGGGGCCAAGCAAACCAAGGCGAACAAGATCAGCACCAGCGTGCGCAAGTATCGCAAAGAAATATTCCCGCTGTATTCGTCGTTCAAGGGTGGTGCTGCCGGTAAGTCGGTCAATGTCGACAAGCGACAAAACATGTTCGGCAATCGCGGCGTGCTGCTCGGCATGGTTGCCACGCTGGTGGTGGGTGTGGCCGGTCTCGTCTGGACGATTCACTTTTTCTCGTCCAAGCATGCGCAGCCGGATGCCGCCAAGGCGTCTACTGCAACACCAGCTACCAGCGCCAAGTCGAGCGCAAGCATTCCGAAATTCTCAGAGGTCTGGCGATTGGTCGGCACTGTCCAGCTAGGCGATACGCGCTATGTGTTGATTGCCGATAGTGCCGGACGGCTGCGGTATGAGTCGCCCTCGATGTTCGTTGCGATGGGGCCGCAAACCATCGGCGATATCGACGGCGCGAAAGTTACACGCTATTCCGGCAGCGTTTTATCGCCCGGTAGAACTGAGGTTAAAAAATGAAACGTCTTTTGCTGATCGGCTTATTGCTGCTGTCGCGCCTCGTCTTGGCGGCTCCGAATGAGCCAACATCATTTGAACTTTCACGCGTGAAAGTCGCTGAAGCGGTCGAACTCATGTACGTGCAAGTGCTGAAGTCTCCCTTTGTGATCCAGCCGGACGTTGTGGCCGACGAACGCATGGTGTCATTCCGTTTCAGCACTGGTAAGGATGCACGGCAAGATATTGCCCGGTTCCTGACGGCTATCGGGCTATCCGTAAAAGCGGTCAATGGCGTCGACATGATCGGCACTGAGAAACAAGCCAAACCGGACAAGCAAGCCTATGTCTACCGGCCTAAATATCGTGAGGTGACCTATCTGGTTGAGTTGGTGCGCTCGCTGTTTCCTGAAGGTGAATTCAGCACCTCGCGCAGTATCCACGGTGCGCCGCAAGAGATTGCCGCTGACAATGCCACCGGCCAGACCAAAGCGCCGGTGCCGTCCGGTTCTGCCGCCTCGTTGATCGACAGCACTGCCGACGCCTTGGTATTCAACGGCACCGCGGGGGATATCAAACGCTTGTCCGCATTGCTCGATCAACTGGATGTGCGTCTGGGCGAGGTGCTGGTGCGCGGTCAGGTGTTTGAGGTGTCGACTGGTTCGGCGCAGGGTTCGGCATTCTCCTTGGCGCTGTCGCTCCTGGGCGGGAAAGTGACGACAGGGTTGTCTACCGCATCGAGCTTGGACGGCTTCATACGCCTCAAAAATGCCTCCATCGATGCCGTGTTCTCTGCGCTGTCCAATGACAACCGCTTTAAAACGATCTCGGCGCCGTCCTTGCGTGTCCGTTCTGGCGCCACGGGTAAATTCTCGGTTGGACAGGAGGTGCCGGTGCTCGGCTCCGTCAGCTATCCCGGCAATGGCAATGCGCCTGTGCAATCGGTCGAGTATCGAAGCTCGGGCGTCATCTTCGATCTGTCGCCGGTGGTGCGGGATGCGGTAGTCGACTTAACCGTCCAGCAGCAGCTATCCAACTTCGTCGTCACGCAAACCGGTGTCAACAACTCGCCCACATTGACCAAGCGCGAGGTGCGAACGTCCTTGTCGGTGGCAGATGGCGACGTGGTGATTATTGGCGGTCTTGCTGAGGATCGAGAGAGCGCCGCCCGCGTCGGCTTCTCGTTCTTGCCGGAGTGGATGCGCTCGGATACCGGTCAGAAAAGCAAAAGCGAAATCCTGCTGGTGCTGCAAGTCACAAAGCTTTGATCGTCTTGTTGCCGACCGTGGCCGCAAACCATCTCCTGCAGGTGATGACGCCGCATGTAGCGGTCGTGCGCAGCACGATGATTGCCGTAGCAGCCGGGTCGGAGACCTGCGCAACGCGCACTGCGTAGCCGGCAATCAAGCATGCGGCGACGCGCTGACGATAGTGCATAACGTGTGTTGAATGGCGCTGCTGAGTTGCGCCGCCGCAGCGCCAGCGAGGACGGCGCGAGCGAAGCGAGCGCCTAGACTTGTACCTAGAACACTTAAGGAAAACGAAATGACGGTAGCTAGATAAAGGATTGAAAAAGAGGTTTTTGATAGACGTAAAAATACCCGGATCAGCGCGGCAACGCTGCCGGGTTCACACATCGGTGATAAGGGGGAAATGTGCTTAACGCGAGTATAGACAAAGCAACGGCAAATGCAAATCTCAAGGCCAGTTTAGGCCAATACTTCTGTGGTACGGATGCACATCGGTTCAAGACCATTACGCTGACCGAGTTTCCAAATGGTGTCGAGGTTTATGTGGATGAAGGCAGAGAGGCGTTTAGCGATGGTGCGATATTCGATTACGCGACCGAACAGGAGCAACCGACCGTGCGCGGCGAAGGCGATCATGAGAAGGCAAGAGCGGTTGCCGCCAGACGTGCCAAGACCAATGTGCGCCGCCTCGCCAAGATGTTGCAGGCGGATTGCATGTTGACGCTGACCTATCGGGAGAATATGACGGATTACGACCGCGTAGAGGCTGATTTCAAGGCTTTCAGGGCGCGTCTGCGCTCTTTGGGTGAGTTCCACTATGTCGCCACCTTAGAGCGCCAGCAAAGGGGCGCTATTCATATCCATATCGCCTGCCAGCATTTCCCGGCCTGGCTGAACAATGAACATGGTGTGCGGGTACGCAGCTATAACTTGATTCGCTCGATGTGGCGGCGTGTTGTTGGTCGGGACAATGGCAACGTCGATTTGACGCGGCCAAAGGGTAAGAATTGGGCACATCGCATTGCCAGCTACATTAGCAAATACGTCTCTAAGAACATCGAGGAATCGCGCTTTAACAAGAAAAGCTATTGGTCCTCACGCGGCATTCCAAAGCCTAAGCAGACCAAGCTGTGGTTTCCGATGGATACGCCTGTGCGCGACATTATCGTGTTGGTGGCGCAGGAATTTGCAATGAAGGGTTACGACGATTTGAAGCAGCTCCATGATGCATTAAACGGGTTCTACTGGTTCAGCGCAATGAAGTCGTCTTAGGTTCCGTTGGTGAGGAAAATTGAGAATTGCAGTACGGCTATTTTTCTTTACAGCGGTTAACATTTTATCTTCTAAGGTCGGGGATATCTAAAATGGTGCCGGGGAAGACTTGGGATGATGCTGTAGAACGATGGTTGCTAGAACAGTCGCATAAGGCATCTATACATTCGGATAAATCTATTATCCGTTGGCTTAATCAGTACTTGGCGGGAATCCCATTAGTCGATATCGATAGATCAGTCGTCTCTAATATCCATCACAAAAAACTCGCTACCGGTGTCGCAAATGGCACAGTCAATAGGACGCTGGCGTTGCTTCGTGCAATTCTTCTGCGGGCTGCTTATGATTGGGAATGGATTGACTCGACACCAAAGGTACGATTGCTTCGCGAGCCAGTGCGGCGCATACGTTATTTGACGCGCTCACAGGCTATTCGCTTACTTCATGAACTACCTGAGCATTTATCGGACATGGCAATGTTCTCTTTAGCGACCGGTTTAAGGAAATCCAATGTCACTCGTATGGAATGGCCACAGGTAGATATGAAGCGCTCCTTGGCATGGATTCATCCAGATCAGGCTAAAGCGAAAAAAGCGATCGCGGTTCCGTTAAATGCGGATGCTATGCGCATACTCATTAAGCGGATCGGAGTGCATCAGAAATTTGTGTTTAGTTACAAGGGAAATCCAATCGAAAAAGTAAGTACTGCGGCTTGGTATAAAGCCCTGAAGCGAGCAGGAATTCAAGATTTTCGCTGGCATGATTTACGGCACACTTGGGCAAGCTGGCACGTGCAAAGCGGTACTCCGTTATATGTAGTGCAGGAATTGGGGGGATGGGAGAGTTATGAGATGGTCCGTAGATACGCGCATTTGAGTGCTGCTCATTTGGCGGTTTTTGCAAATAATCTTTCAAGTTTGATGCAACATTAATCTTCTTTGCAGATAATTACGCGAACATCTTACGCAATCGTACATTCAACAATGCTTCACCTATAATGTGATCTTTGACATTTAATGAGGTGCGGTATGGACGTAATCCAGGCAATAGACTCAAAAATTGGCGAGGTTCGAACCGAAAGCATTGATATGTCAATTGGGGAAATCATCGGGCTGCACCAGCAAAAAGAGTTGGTTATTCAGCCGGATTTTCAACGTTTATTTCGTTGGACGTTCCAACAGAGGTCCCGCTTAGTTGAGTCGTTGCTGTTAGAGCTGCCTATTCCGTCTATATTTGTTATTGAAAGGGCCTCTGGCGTCTTCGAACTCATTGATGGTCTACAGCGTGTGAGTTCGCTTCTTCACTTTGTCGACGTGAGTTCGCTCAACGCAAGCTCGAAAGAAAATGTAGCCGAAGCTGAACTCGATAACGAGCTTGGTGATGGCGAGCAATTAGAAGAGCTTGCGCCATTGCGCCTCACGGGATGCGATTTAGTAACAGAGCTCAATGATTTGACATTTGAAGAACTGCCGCTGACTGTTCGGTTACGCTTGAAACGGACACCGATTCGAGTAGTAGTCATTAAGAGGCAAAGCAGCCAATTTTTGCGATATGAGATGTTTAAACGTCTCAATACCGGTGGCTCGAAGCTCTCGGATCAAGACATTCGAAATGTAAATGCCAGGATGCTCGGGGAGAGCGGTTCCGAATTTTATGCCAAAATTAAGCAATGTTCGATTGATGCAAATTTCCGTGTCACTACCGAACTTTTGCCGTCTACAGCAGTTGAGAATCGTCTTAATGAAGAGCTAGTGCTTCGCTTCTTTGCCACGATGGAATTGAGGGGGCAATATAAGGGTAACGTTGGTGATTGGCTGGACGATTATATGGAAGATGTCCTTATCCATAAGCGTCCTTTTGGTATGGCCCAGATTGACTTGTTTAAGCGAATATTCGCGCTCTTGGCGGAGAAGTTTGGTCAGCACGCTTTTGTTAAGTACAAAAATGGAGTTCCATCGGGAGGTGTCGCACCAGCTTATTTCGAGGCAGTATGTGCTGGGGCCTTCAATTCGTTCGAGAAGTTGCAGGCACTATCGCCTGCCGATGCGAAAATTCTGTTGGCAAAAACTGTAGAGTCGGCTGAGTTTAGGCAGGTAACTGGGCCAGGTGCCAATTCACTGCCAAAGTTGGAGGAGCGGATCAGGCTGATTGGAAAGGCGTTTGCGGAGGCATGAGCGCGTTTTCAGACCATTTCGTGCGGCAGATTGAGGCCGATCTCAATTGGCGGGAAACTGAGTTAGCAATTCTTCGTAAGCAGCTATTGCAAACTGTTGTCGGGAGTACCCAAGAGAGAGCGTTTCTGCGCGCTAATTTGGCAATGATTTATTCGCACTATGAGGGGTTCTGCAAGCTCGCTTTTAGTATCTTAATTGATGCGCTTAATCAACTCTCCTTGAAACGGGTGGACCTTCGATGGCAGATTGCATCCCACTCACTTTCGTCGTTTCACTCCAAACTTCGCAACATTTCTGATCCAGAGTTATTTTTCAGGGAGTTATTTTCGGAATTGGATTCTCATTTGAATTCAGTTGCTGAGTATGAGGGAATGGAGACCTCTAATTTGTGGCCTGACTTACTGCTGAAATGGCAAAAACGTTTTTGCTTGAATTCTTCCAACGTACAGAATGAAACCGCTCGTTTGACTACGCTTGTTAAGACGCGTAATCAGATTGCGCACGGAAAAAATTTAACGGTTGCGAATCGAGCAGAACTGGATAGGCATGCGCATGCCGCGACACTCGCTATGCATGAAGTAGCTATTGAGATTGCTGAATCGCTCGAAAAAAGAAGCTTTGTTCGAGCTTCTTCGGTTAACACTATTTTTGCTCATGCAATTGCCCTTTGATCCGAATGTGCATGGGCAATGTGCTTGAAAAAGTATTGCTGCAGTTTATTGCCTTATAGCGATTCCAATTGGGAACGGCAGCAGAATCAATGCGGCAATATTTTGTGATATCGATGTGCCTTTTTACGTGGGACTGGAAGACAAAATGCTGAAGATTTTTTGTCTTTAAGGAAGATATTTTTAAGAGTCCGCTGCTCTACCAACTGAGCTAACGCCCC